CGCGGTTAAATCGCGTTTGCCGGATAAATCCAGACCGCCATAGCACATCTGGCCCTGCAGCTCGGCAATATCGAACGTCTTTTCACAGGCCATCCAAACATCACCGCCGATCCACGGATTCTCGGCATCGACCCATTCACAGAAGTTAAGGCGCCGCACCAGGCTCTCTTTGGACGGCATACCCCGCGCATCTTCCACCTGCTCGCGTAAATATTCAGGCTGAAATGTCTGCCCCATCGAGGGATTGGCTTTTGCCCAGCATGACTCATCCTTGAAAGGATCGTCGCCTTCATCCAGCGAACAGATAAACGCAAAGAAGGCATCGTTTTTTTTCTGGCCGGCGGCCAACTGCTTGCCGTACTGGTGATACTCATAACAGACGCTGGTTTTATCGTGGCCACTGTTCGTGATCATGAAAATCAGCGCCTGTCTCCGGCCTTTGGTACCTGCACGCATCATCTCGACGGCTTTGTTATCTTTGTGCTCATGCACCTCGTCAATCAGTGCGCAGTGGGGGCGCGGTCCAGACTGGCCATCATCGGAACTGATTGGCCGGAAGAAAGAGCCTGTCTGCAAAAACGCCAGGTTCCATTCTTTTCCTGCACCACCAGAAGGATCGATGCGCTGTGATAATGCTGGCGATTGGTTCACCATCGCCACCGCGTCACGAAACAAAATCATCGCCTGGTCTTTTTTCGTCGCTGCCGCGTAGACTTCTGCACGAGGCTCTTTATCAGCCATCAGGCAATACAGCCCGATACCCGCTGAAAGGGGCGATTTTCCCGACCCTTTACCCGACTCGACATACGCCGTGCGAAAGCGGCGGGAGCCGTTTGCCCTTTTCCATCCAAAAATGGAGCCGACGACGAAAGCCTGCCAGGGTAGAAGAATGAAGGGCGCACCTTCATGCTCGCCGCCATTCAGCTTGAGCACTTTGGCGAAGAAGTCGATCACACGAGTCACAGCTTCAACATCCCAGTGAAGGCCCCGGCTTTCCCCCTCAGCTAAATCATTAAGGTGACGCTGGCAGGCATTGCGTATGTCGGGACCGGCAATGGTCCTGCCCTCGTTGACATCCAGGGCATACTGTGTTGCCGGATCAGGTGCCGAAGAATTCGTCGAGCGGGTCCGTTTCTTTTTTTCCACCATTTACATTTACCTTTGACCTGGCCGCTGGCGTCAGACCAAATTCCACCAAATAACTTTTGAAGCGACGATCCGCATCCGCCAGCATGGATACTGCAGGGTTGGCCTTAATCAGAAATCCGCCCTCGGTTTGCACCGTATAGGTGCGGCCTTCATCAGTGATCGTATTTCTCAGTTGGAGGATGTCGGCGTAAATGTCACAAAGCCGCTCGAGCGCGAAAGTATCTGCAACGGTCAAAATGCCCATGCCATCGAGAAGAACAGTCATCCGCCCCCAGGCTGTTTTCCCCCAGTCGGTGAGATGCGCTGGAGGGCTGGGAATTTCGCGGGCCGGCATCGGCTCTTTATCATTAAGTTTTCTTTTGCCCGGGTTACCCGTCACCAATTTTAATTTGGTCGGTTTCGGGCGACGACCGGCCATGGAAACCTCCCATAAGGCAAGAGCAATTATTAATTACAAGTGAAATTAGTACGCATGAAATCATTAACTTTTAAGTGCAAAATCACTCCAGAAAAAAACTTTTCATTTCGCGGTTGTGCACACGAATGACTAGCGGCGGTCTTTAAAAGCGAGAGGGGTGAACTCTTACCCCGCCCCTCCCTAGCAGATGATAATCGTTATCATTAGATGTTAAATCATTGCATTTTCAATCAATATTTGATGCTAATGATAATCAATATCATTTATTCCAATGCGACGCAGGGTCAAGCGGAAGGCCATCAGGCGAGCACCCTATTACCTTGCCTGTCTTCTCCATGCGCTGCTTTGTAGAGTCGTGGTGCGGCTTGCATAGGCCTTGCCAGTTCCTCCGGCTCCAGAACAAATGCTGCGCCTTCTTCATTTCCTCTGGTGTCTTGGCCTCTTTCATGCGGTGCGGCACAATGTGATCGACCACAGTCGCCGCCTCAATGCGCCCCATCTGCTGACACATGACGCACAAAGGATTGGCGCGGAGGAACACAATACGCTCGGCCTGCCACTTGCTGCCATAAGGCTTCTTGTTGCTCATGTTCAATCCCCAGATAAAAGGCCACCAGCCCGTTGAAGCAGGTTGATGGATTTCGGTGCAGCTCATCACGCAGCAGCCTCGAAAAGCTGCTCTGTGATGAAATTCCCATATATCTTTTTCCACTATTGTTTTATTAATTAATAGCCCCATATCCTATGGGCTCGATACATTTAAAATCACACAAAAGGACATGCTATGACCCCTACGGAAAAACTAACCTTGCTCATGATGTGCGACCTATTTGATCATTTAGAGGTGAATGGAGAGATTGACTCTTCGATAGTTCGTGAAGCTGTGATTAGTGGCAATGTCTGGGCAATTGAACGCAAATACCCTATGCTGTTGTCTACAGAGGATGTATCAAAAGACGTTCAGAAAAGAGTTGATGCAGCACTCTCTGCATATCGCAACTTAAGCAATTCACTTCGTAAACTTACATCTGACGAATCAAACGAGCTAAAAAACAAGCACAATATTAAAAGTCATGAGCACGCGATTCAGTTCCCAGGTTACGATGGTAACAATGAGTCGGAATATTTAAGCGTTACCTCAATGCTTGGTACGCTTGGCTTATACTCTGAACAACAAGAGATCGATAAGAATTCGCATGAGGACAATGCGGGCAAATACCTCAAGTTGACTTCTGCTCTTGAAGTTCTAAAAAAAGCCGGACATGACGTAAATAAATTGGATAAGAGTCATCTGGATGAAATATTGTCCCTGTGCCCTACTTTTTATGAATAATATTAATAATAACTTTTAGTCAAAAATCATAAATAACACGATAGGTGGCATTCACTGGATGCCACCTGTAATGCCGATGGTGTTAGCAATCCGCATCCGGACGAGCCACCGCACGACAAGCCCACATGCAGGCTTCCTGCATCTTGGTCCGGGCGATAGCCAGGCAGCGAGCAGCCTCATGTGCTTCGGCTGAGTGGTTTCCCGTTTCACATAACTCAGCGGCAACCTCATCGCGCTCAGTTTCGATCAGGCTGCAAAAATGACGGCTGACGCCCTTCAGGCGGTTCATGCGCTCAATGTCGCCCGGCGTTAGGGTGCGATAACCCTTTACAGTGCTGCCATCTTGCGGTTTAGCTTCGTTCATTGTTTTCTCCCGGCGGCTTCCCGCCATTGGTTCAGCGTGGCCACCTGGCCGGCGCAGATCGATAGTGCTGTTTTAAGTTGCAGCGTGTAGCTGCCGATATCACCCCAGGTGTCACCCTGCAGCCTTGGCTGCTCGCAACGTTTAAACACTGACTCAGGGGGTAACAGGATGATCGGTGCTGGTGGCTGTATTGTCGGGCTGGTGCATGAGGTCAAGCACAGCACCAGGAGCAATGCGGCGGGCGCACTCATCGTTTTTGATCGCATCCCGGTATTTCCTTTGATAGATATCGGCCTGCTGGCGTAACTGCTGTTCCTGCTGTTGCTGGGCTGCCATCAGTACGCGGTTCTGTGCATCCTGGGTTTGCAGTGTGGCGATCAACCCGGCCTGCTGCGCCAATGTCTTTTGCTGCTCGGCAGACTGTTGCCGCACTAGATCTAATCTATGCGATAACAACGAGCTGTAGCCGCCAAGGCAAATAGATACTGCCAGAAGCAACAGTAGCCCGCCGCCTGTCAATTTCGTCACCCAACTGGCCATGATTGCCCCCAGGTGCAAACAGTGTTCTCAACCTCACGGCGAGTGATCAACCCTTTCCACTCTTTGCCACCGGCGTACTTCCAACGTTTGAGCTCACCACATGCGCCCGCGGGATCGCCAGCATTGAGTTTTTTCAACATCGTTGAGCCGATAAACGCATACGGACCCACGTTGTAGGAAAACGAGTAGATGGCGGCACGCTGGGTTTCAGAGGTTTTCACCTTAATTGCAGGGTCAACAATCCGGGCGACTTTCTGTAAATCAGATTTCAACAGCGTATCGCACTCAATATCGCTGTACCGTTTCCCCTGGATAATATCGGCGCCGGTGTGGCCATCGCAGACCGTCAACACGCCAACAACATCACGATAAGGAACGTAGCGGCGACCTTCTAATCCGTCATGACCGCCGAGCATAACGGTAGCAATAGCGATTGCCCCGCTACCGCCAGTAATGGCAGCAATGATTTTTTTTTGCAGGCTGGAATTCATCTCAGATCTCTTTCGGCGCTTTTTGGCCGAGCTCTGCGACGATTGTCGCGGTGGCAGAAGGGTTATTGCTGTTAGTTTTGCTCAGGATGTCACGCAGGATCTGTGTCCGCTTCATCTGTTCGCGCCGGTTTAACCGGTAGGTCAGGATACCCAGCGCAATACTGACGGCCAGGCCGATGATAAACCCCCAGTCCTGCAGCGTGAGTCCGGCAAAAAAGGCAGATATCCCCGCGAACCAATATGTGGCGTTTGAATAGCTGTCATTCATTTTCATGATCCCAACCTCCGCAGGCAGCGGTGGGCAGTTGCACAAATAAAAAAACCCCGACAAAAAGTCGAGGCTCAGAAATAGAAAAACCCGCTCATAATGGCGGGTTTCTTTTTAACGGGTGCATAATCCCATCGTTAAAGCTGATATTAGGAAAAAACGGCAACTATTGCAAGCGCACGT